AATCACCAGCCCATGTAAAATACATTATTTTGGTAAAATGTTTTTGTAAACAGAAAAATGGCGGCTGCGGAATATTTTTCCACAAACCGCCATTTATCGTTAATAATCAGTTACTTACTGCCTAGATCCAAAAGCGCCACCAAGCAATCCTGGCACAAGTTGCTGGGCCTGTGACGGCATCCCATACTGCCCCTTCTTAGCCATCTGATCCCTGATGGTATCCAAAGCCTGCTTCAATTCAGGCGCAGACTTGGCAAACAGCAGCTTCGAAAGTTCAGCATTGGTCTGCTCAACTCTAGCCTGAGTTCCGCCTTTGCTGATGCGCTCTCCAACGCCAGATGCCATGCGGGATAGCAAACCTGGTGCATTGCCAGACGCCAGATCACGCGCAAAGTTGGCAACTGGTGAAAGCGCATCAAGATAGGATTGCTGTTCAAACTGCAATGGAGCTGTCTGCGATCCGCCTGTCAGTGCGTTCTTGGTCTTCGACATTTTGGCTTCACGTTCAATGTTCGTGAACAGCCGTTCTGTGATTGCCTGTGCAACAGCCGGATCATCAGTCACACCTCTGATAGCCGACTCCATTTGCATCTTTGCCTTGCCAGTGCGGAAAGCAGAAGTCACATCTCGATCAACAGCCTTACCCAGCATTGTGTTCTGGAACGCATCAAATACTCCAACAAGGTAAGCATCCTTGTCCGCTTGCGTCATGTCTTTCAGTCTGCGTTCAGTCAGTTCAGCACGCTGCTTGAAGATGTTCTGACCTTCAGCCATTGCACGTTCAGCAGCCTTGGTGTCTGCCCAGATAGAACGAGCCTGCCGATAATCAGAGTTTTTCTCTGCAATGCTTATGATGTCATTGCGGAGGTTTTCGTAGACCTTAGCCTGATTGTTTTTTCCAAGGCGATAAAGCGATGACACCTGATCGTCCAAAGCTTTCTGGATCGAGTCAATTTCAGCGTAGGTGTAATCTCTAGCAATCGACTTTCCGCCTTTATCAGTCATCGCAACGATAGGTGCTGGAGAAGTTCCTTTGATCTGGGCAACCGCCTCAAGTTCATTGAAGACGTTTGACGGAACTTTTTTCAGTAGATCATCCATCTGCGCAGATGCAGCAGACAGCGGATCAACCTTGGCATACAGCGGTTTGGCTTGCGCCATACGAGTGGCGGCCAGATCATCAAGTGCCATGAAGATGTTCTTCTGTTGCCCACCAAGCGCAGCTTCAATGTCAGCACCAAGACGCTCTTGCTGCCCCAATGTGCGCTGTTCCAAAAATGAGCCAATCTGTCCACGAGTTGCGCCGGGAGATTGTGCCAACAGTTTTGTCTGTGACATCAGGTTTGCACCACCAGGTATCACTTCTGCCGGGATTTCTGGCTTCACTCCTGCCGTCTGCCGCGCAAGATAAGCCTGCATCAACTGATCTGGCGTTATCTGATCCTTGGCAAGCAAACTGGTTGCCCGCTCTGCTGCCAGCATTTCAGGTGCCGCAGTTGCCGCTTTGTAAGCGCCAGTTGCAGCCGGTAACGCACCACCCAGAGCGCCGCCAAACATGCCACCCATCATTGCGCCTTCAGCAGCCTTATCAAGACGGGCGCCTGCTCCACCTTCACCCTTCAGGAAACCCTCAACACCTCCAGTTCCAGCGCCAACCGCAGCGCCAGTTCCAATGCCACGAGCAATCTGCGCCGCTAGTCCAGCCGTTCTTGCAGCAGCAACAGGAGCCGCAGCGCCACCAGATAGCAAGGTTGCCGCAGCCGCAGGAGCAAGAGCGCCACCAAACTCACCAACTGCCATCTGGGTCGGACGTTCAGCTCTTGCTACTGCAAGTTCACTGCGCACCCTGGCAAGTTCTGATTCATATGGCGTCCCAGATATAAGAGAACGAGCATAGGCTTCTGCCTCATCGCCCCCACCCATTGCAAGACCTTGCCCGATAGCACTGCGGCCAACAACATCCCGCAGAAAGCTGCTGGAGGGTGCGGCTCCAAACTTGGATCGCATCTGCGCAATTTGCAGCATCTCAGCCTGCGCAGCATCAGCACCACTAGGTGCTTCGCCCTGTCCCTGCGTTCGATAACCCTTCAGGCGATCAAGAATGTTGTCGTCAGCCATAGATCACCTCAATATCCAACAGGAGGAAGCTGGTCTTCGCGCAGAAGGCCGCGAGGATATTTTTGCATTGCGCCACGCAGCGGGTTTTGACCTAGACCATAACCCTGCTGTGGTTGTTCAGTTGTAGCTACAGGGGGCGGAACCATTGCAGCTTTCATCAGCATATCAAGACGCGCCTTTACGGCATCCCTTGCAGGCTTGGTCATTTTAGCCTGATCCAGATTGCCCAGGTCTTCAAGACCAAGCGTCAGAACTTCATTTGGCTTTATCTTGCTGGAGATGTCCGCCAGATCACGTTCACGAGTAACAGCCGCCATGATTTGTGGATCACGGACATCGGGAATTGCCCTGTTCGGATCAACAAACTCTTTGGCAGTTTCACGAGCCTGTCCAAATGCTCGCTCATAGGAACTGTACTCCTGTTCGAACTTAGCCTTTGCAGCGTTGTAGAGATTGGTGCGCTGTTCAGGCGTTAACTGCTCGCCACTAATGAGACGGTTTGCAGCCTGCTCGCCATAACGGCTAACCAATCCAGTTGCGTTTGCGATCTGTCCAGTCTCGTTTGTAGAAACAACAGAGGTAGGATCAAAGATCTTGTAATAGGACAGGACCAAAGCATGATCCGCTACGCCATTCTTCAAGTCCTTCAATGAAGGCAAGGTGGCGTAGGCTGTCTGGATGGCGTTGTAGCGTTCAGCCTTGGGGTTAAACTCCTTGCGAAGTTCACCTTCTGCCTTCATCTGCTCTGCCTTGTTCTTCTCATTCAGATCCATCAACTTCTGGAGCGATGCCGCAACATCTCCACCAGTCTGAAGTTCAGAGATAGAACGGTTAACCGGGATATATGGGAATTGCTTTTGCAGTACCATCTGAGCCTGCGTTTGCGTTGGTGCAGCGGGCGCAGCCGGTGCAGCCTGTGCAGCCTCAACAGGCGCAGCCGTTGGAGCAGGCAGTTCAGTTGTTGTCACAGGCGCAGGTGCAGGAGCCGTCATAGGAGCCTGTGGAGCCTGTTGCATTGTTGATGGTGCAGCAGTTTGCGCCATCGTTGGAATCGTCTGTGCAGCCGTTGCAGGAGCAGCAATAGACGCAGATACCGCAGATGGTGCCATACGAGTGATATATTGATTGTAAACATCCAACTGACGCTGAGATGCAGAGGTGTCCATACCCAAACTTTTGAGCGCCTGAATATTCTGTTCCAGTTTTGTTTTCTGTCCCATCAAGGTCAGAATGGCGGTTCCCTGCGCAATATCCTGCGCACCAACCTGACCCTGTAATTGCTGTTTTTGAAGCGGAAACAACTCATTCTGGCGCTGCGCTGCAAGCTTCTGCTGCTGGAGCAATGCTGCCCTAGAAACAGATTCCTCAATACTAGGACCAATCTTGCCTAGTTGCGCCAATGCCTGCCCACGGCTTTCACCGCTCTGCTTCTGACCAGCAGCCATAAGAGTTGCACCAAGTTGACCAAGTGTTGAGAACATCAGCCGCTTCTGGTCAGCCGGTGAAAGCTGGGAAAGCATATCCTGCATCTGGTTTCCACCAGCAGGCGCCTGATCGCTGCCACCCAGAAGACCGGAGATGCCGCCATAGATCGAGCCGCCAACGTCTTTGACGTTGCCCAGCAAACCGCTCAGAAAATCATTCTCAGCCATGATTAATCCTCAGTCTTTCTTTGCCGCAGCTTCGGCAAGCCAAGCAGGCAATGCAGTAGCCCCAACATTGATGCGCTGCAATGCAGGCAATGCCGGGATGTTTACTGCATTCATAGCAAGCGGATTTTCCATTCTGGAAGCAGCAGGCAACTGCGTCTGGTAGAGCAGAGACTGCATGAAAGCGTTGGCAATCTCAGGCGGAACCATGCGTTGCGATGTTTCACCACCAAGCAATCCAGCAGGCGGAGCAGCAACCTGCGGAGCTTTCTCAGCCGCCATTGCACTGTTGAGATAATCCTGTATCTGCGGATTAGCTGTGTTGCCAATCAAACGCATATACAGATCGTTGATTTCTTCCATTGTTGCCATGTCATTCACCCCAACAAACCAGCAAAGATGTCGTCACGCCATTTACCGCGATGGATTTGAGCCGGTGCCATCATCGGAGCCGGTGCCTTCTTAGCGCCTGCCGCCATCAACGCACTTCCAAGGCTAGACAATCCAGAGAGTTCTTTCATGCTGGCTGCATCCATGCTCCAGCCGGTTGACGGTTGTGCCAATGGTACAGCAGCCATCGCCGCCTGACCACCTCCAGCCGTAGCCATGGGTCCAACACCGCCAGCCGGTTGCGATCCCATCAGAGATTGCGGGAGTGTTGCGCCCATCATCTGTTGAGGCTCAACAAAGCCAATCGGAGACGGCTCCTTGCTTTGAGGAACAGACATGCCAAGCAGGTTTGTGATTGGACTGGCAATGAAGCCAAGGCCACCATTGAGATACTTTTGATCCAGATTGCCAAGCGCACTGGCTGCGTTGGACCAAGGCGGTGTAGCACCAGCCGGCGGAGCCACAGAAGGCTGTCCACCATCTAGCCCAATCTGCTTGGCATACTGATCACCAATCTTGGTGATGTTCTCAACACCGCCTCGATCACGGACGGCATACCAGTCGCCAGTTCCCTTGTTAGCCATGCGAGACAAAGAAAAATCTACCTGTTGCTGCCAGTTAGCAGCAGATGGTGCTTCCCCATATTGCTGGACAAACTCATGCGCCATTCCACCTGGTGCAATCTTGTTTGGATCGCTGGAGCCGGAATAAAGCTGAAACGGACCATATGAATAACCCTTGGCATCCCTATTTCCAAAGGTAGGTGATTCAATGGTTTTCGGGTTTAGCCCTTCAGACTTTGCAATACCAAGCGCCATTGCAGGATTGACGTTAAAATCCCGCGCTCGCCGCCAGATATAAGATGCAATGTCATTGATGTCGTCAGCCATGTCGCATCCTCTGATTGTCGATTGCGCTGTCAATGACAGCCAGACGGCGCAGCATTTCCTCACGTTTGTCGGTCGGCAGATTGTCAATGCGCTTGCGGTTGTCGTCCAAAAAGCCAGTGCAATCCCAGCAATCCCGGCCAGTCTTCTCACCCAATCCATAGCCAGGTGGCATGTCTGCCCCAACTGACTGGAGATATTCAAAGATCTGAGCCTCTGTCCAACTCTCAACCGGCATGATGTACTCGATGCCGTCGATGATCTGCCCATTCTTGGATGTTGACTTACGCCTGTCATCCATCCGCTGCCCCTTGATGATCTTGGTGACGCCCAGATCCTTGATCCCTTGGTAGAGCGGTATCCAGATGTTGATGGCGCAACACTCAAGACACGATTGCATGATTGGACCATCATTTCCGGTGATGACCTTTCCCAGCGCCGTGTTTTCAACTGGAACAACATCAACCGGCCACCCTCTTTCTGCAACATTGGCCGGTTGATCTGATTTCAGGTGGACAAAATGCGGCAACCGTTTGGACCATCGATCCATATACTCGATCATCTCAGGATAGGACGCTCCGGTATCCAGCCAGACAACATACAGATCATCCCACCTCTCTCTGTAGAGGTAGAGACATGCAAGGCTATCCTTGCCACCGCTGAACTGTAGCGCAGTGTCAATCATAGGGACGCCAGGGTTCCAAGGATTGATACCGCAGACGATGCAGCACCCAAGCCAGTCAGCAAGCCATTGCTGCTCTGCCCCGGTCCAGTCTGCGTCTGGGTTGAGCCATATGGTGTAGCACCCAAAGCCTGCAATGGTATCTGCAACTGCTGGAGCGGGAATTGCTGACGCTCTTTGTATGCCTGCTCCGCCGCCGCAAGTTCCTGCTGCTGCTGGCCTTGCAGGAGCTGCTGCGCACCAAGAGCGCCTGTCGCACCCGTCAGATAGGATTCCTGACCAGCGCCAGCCAACTGACCAAGTGTCTGCGCACCTTGAAGACCAAGGTTTGCACCTGTCAGACCAGCGGCCTGATTGAGTTGCTGGGCCTGCATAGCACGAGCAATATCGGACTGCGCCGCCGTCTGCGCCTGCCCATAGTTTTGCGCCATCAGGTTTGCAACCAAAGATCCAGCTTGCTGCTGTGCAGCAGCATTTACAACACCTTCTTGGATGGCCTGTCGCGATCCACCAAATGCTTTGGCCTTTGCCGCAGCATCATAAGCTTGCGTCAACCCAGCCTGTCGCTGCTGATCTAGAGCACTCAGAGATGATCCAATAACCGCCTGAGTGTAAGGATTCATGTAGGCAGACAGATCCGTCCCAGCCAACTGACCAGCTTGCACCTGCTGCGGTTGATACTGTCCAGCCTGCGCCGCCATTCCCTGTGCCATCGCATATGCTGGCTGCGCCATGCCATAATTCTGGCTGATGTTGCCAATAATGCTTTCAGCGCCAGGCGTCAGACCAGCAACACGCTGCCCCTCATAGGGTCCAAGCATGTTTGCCGATACATCATAGGCTGAAGCAAGGTTTTTCTGCCCTGCTGCCTGCACCCATTCAGGGATTTCCGTTTTCTGAACGGTTGTCTGAGTTCCGCCGCCACCACTAGGCATGTTGTATTCCTTCCATCAAGTCTAACTTGTAGGTCACAAACTGTTTGGACCAGTCAGGATGCACGGCTTTTTCCCATCCCAGTCTACCGCCACCAAGGATAAAATCACAGCCCTGCTCTTTCGCGTAATTTACCACAGTTGGGTAGAGTTTGCGCAATGCTGGCAATCGACCTGCCAGCAAAAAAACACTCATGTATTTCTTCCTTGGAGCCTGCTTGATTTCAGTGATGCAGACGCCTTCCTCATTGGAAAATATCTGCATCTCTCCAGTTTCCAGACAACGGAAGACATCCGCCATTGTGTGTGTTTCCAAACCAACCTTGAGCGCCTTTTCCATCCGCTTTAGCAAAAACTCACTCATTAGTAATTCGGTGCTCCAATTTGGCCCAGAGGAACCAGTGTTGTTGTGAGAGTCCCGGTATTTCCAACCGTAATTTTGTACACTGATCCATCAGGAGATTGTAGCAGAAGCGAATCCGCAGCCTCCATCGTCGAGACAGAGCGCCCAAAAATGCGATCGATGGCCGAAAACGCTCTGATAAAGTAATCAGGCTCATATTTTGCCGGTGCTGGAGGAAGATTGATCCTCATCGCCCACCCCCACTTGTCAGATCAATGCGCATTTCGCCAATGCTCCACTCGGCATCTTGAGTTGATGCAATCTTCATTCTGAAGTCACGCCCAGTCACCCTGGTATCGCAGTATCCATTGGATCGCGGATTGAACGGTCCAGAAGTGTATTCCGTCCCCTCAGGCGTAAAGCTGCTGAAATAGGTCAACTGGGTGCTTGCATATCCATAGCCACTATCCGTGATCGTCTGCTTTACATGGGAAAGTGCAGATCCGTTGGCGACATTGATGCTGGATGTTTCTGCATAACGGCCAGTTGTTATAGGAACACCAGCAGCCGTCCATCCATTCTCTTGAAAGTACAACTCTCCAGAACTGTTGCCAGTAACGGGATATTGGAAGATCCCAGCACCTTGCGCAGCCGTCCGTTCCATTTCTCCGATAGACCACCAGCTTTCCGCATAGTTGTAACAGACATATCGATTTGGATTGCCCTGTCCAATTTCTGGATACCAAAACCAGACTTCAGGAAAGACACTGTTGTCAGATCCATGCGTGTAAAGGATGCCTGCATCAGGATCAATGTTGTCGAAGACAAACGATCCAACGTCGCAAGGCAATGGCTTCACGACGCCACCATCATAGAGCCAGAAACCTTCACGCCCCATCCAAATGCAGCGACCTGCAAATGTGGCAAACGATCTTGGGGCGATCAAGCCGCAGCCAAACCCAATGCGCTCAATCGAGTAGATATAAGGCAAGCCAATGTAGCGCATCAGCCATGCTTCATCCTCAGTCCAAATGAGCGTTCCTTCGCGGACAGCCGCACACATGATGATGCCACTGGAAGTATCAAGGTCGAGATAACCGGCTGTCACATTTGGATCTGAATAGTTCCAGTTTGTGTAGTCCTCGCTTGCAGACCATGCCACCCGTCGATTATTGCCTCCCGCACCAAGCAAAACAGCATAACGCTCTGGAGTAACTACCACTGCACGGTTGTTCAGCGGAGGAAGATCACCAGCCGCAGATTGTGCAGTTCCACCTGTTCCAGAGGCACTAGTGCCTGTGTTGCTGTATGTAAATGAGGAATCAGTTGGAACCGTTGCAATAGTAAATGTCCCATTCATGGAGCTAATGCTGGTTCCTGCAATGGTAACGCTCTGACCAACAATAAACCCGTGATGGTGATCTGTGGTGATTGTCACGATGTTGGACGCCCTGACCGCAGTTGCGATGCTGTTGTATCCAACAGGATGCGCCTGGTCTTCGCCCTCACCATAATGAAGTAGGCGACCATCGCTTGATGCAACAGCCAGAACATCGCCACCCCAGTTATCAAACGTCCATGAAAATGCTGGGATAAAATAGTTAGATTGAGGACGTGGATATGTGACATCAGTGTCATCACCATAAAGCAGCGCACCATAGTTCCATGCACCATATCCGCCAACAGTGCTGACATTTTCACCGACAAACCCTGTAGGTGTTACATTTGTGTAGATAGCACCCTCAAGTGCATAAAGAGTATCTCCGCACCCAACCATTGTCAGATGCGTTCCTGCATTTGTTGTCCATGTGAACAATGCACGAGGCGTGCTTGCAAGAGACGTTGCCGTGATGCGCTGCCACCCGCCAACTGGAAGAAGTTTGTTGGATCGCCAACGTATAAGATTGGCATCCCAATAACGCCCCTTCACCTGTAGAGGTGTGGCTGTTTTGACAACGCCTGCTGGGATGCTCAGTGGTGCAAGTGGCATTGTTTATGCCTTTCTAATGTTAACAAGTCGGCTGTCAGCCTCTAGAGCAACAAACTCATGCGGGTAGTTGATAGGCCAGTCAACCACATTCCCGCACACTAGCACTCTTTCCCAGCCATCACCGTGCGCCCTGAATGATCCCTTAGCCACAATGGATATATGCACATCCGCCTCAGTGTGCGTGTGCATGGGCAGTACGTCATCAATCTCAGGGAAGTCGTAGACTGTCCCTTTGACTATGCCATATTCAATCTGGATCGTTTTCATCATGTCAGATTACCACAGGGTCCGTTGTGGCAACTGGCGCTTTTTCCGGGGGTGGAACGTAGGGGGAAATTGCACCCCAGACACCATCAATGCAGGACTTATAAATTGCGCGGCCATGTTCCTCAACATCATTGATTGACGCTGTAAATGGCAATTCCTGCGCGACCGTATCAAACTTTATGACGCAGTCTACCGTACTCCCGTCTTCGCTGGAGTAGATAAGATTTTTGACATATTCAACATTTGACATGTTTTTCTCCTTAAGCGATTCTGATCCATACAGAAATGGTGTGTATCACGCCACATGCAGGATCATATTCAATGGCACCATTCAGCTGCCAAGTTCCTGACGGTGAAGTTGCGCTAACGTAATAACCACCGCCGATGCCCGCATATTTTAAGTTTGACCCTGCAGAGGTAAATCCCGGCCCATATGTTCCGCCAGTGCCCTGATAAATCAAGAAAGCGTATGTACCAACTGCACCTACAGTTGTGACGAGTGAGATAGTCCCGCTGGTTGTGATGGTCCCGCCCGTCAATCCTGTTCCGGTGGCAACGGAAGTAACCGTTCCACCAGATGAATATGGAGCCACACTATTCCATGTGGTTCCATTGCTAGTCAGAATGTTTCCAGCGGTCCCTGGCGCCACAACCTGAACAGCGCTAGTCCCATTACCAAGTAAAACATTGTTGGCAGTTAACGTAGTAGCACCCGTGCCACCAGCCGCCACCGGCAAAGTTCCAGCAGTCATCGCAGACGATGACGTTGAATACAGCGCATTATTTGCCGCCGTCAGAGTTGCAAGGCCGGTTCCTCCATTTCCAACAACAAGAGTTCCTGTAACTCCTGTTGTAAGAGGCAATCCAGTAACATTGGTCATAACGCCAGATGCAGGCGTCCCAAGAGCAGGTGTTGTCATTGTCGGACTATTGATAGTCGGATTGGTCAGCGTCTTATTAGTAAGCGTCTGCGTCCCTGTCAGTGTCACGTAACTAGAAAATGTAGATCCAGATAATGTACCTGAAACACTCAGTGTCCCGGCAACTGACAGGGTTTTACCAGCGCCAACATTTAATCCAACAGACGTTCCGGTTCCAGCAGCCGCAAAGAGAGCGTCAAGCGTATCCAAATCAGTATTGAGCTTGGTTCCCCATGTATCCTGTGACGCGCCAACCTGTGGCTTTGTCATGTTCAGATTGGCAGTAAATGTGTCAGCCATCGCTTATCCCCTAAGCTGCAATGTTCCAGGTTGAAGACAGCACTGGTTGAACTGTCCATGTATCTGATGCAACGGGTTGAACCGTCCAAGTGTCATCTGCAACAGGTTGCGTATGCCACGAGATGTCTTTGCCCTCTGCAAAGGCGGTGCTAGTTCCAGCAGCAGACCCTGCCATAAATGCTGTGGCGCGGAAAACACCAGAGACAGAACAGGTTCCTTCAGCCAGTCCATTTGCAGCGTTTGTACTCCGCAAGACACCTGAAACTGTGCAAGTTCCAGCAGCAGATCCAACCGCAGCACGGATCAGAACGCCAACTGCACTAACTGTAGACGTTCCAGACGCAGAACCAACCGAGCTGATTATTCCCGTGGCGGTCGCAGTAGCTACTGATGTTCCAGTAGCAGTACCAACCATAGATGCTGTTGCAGTTGCCGTTCCGTTGACAGTCGATGTTCCAATAGCGTTGCCAACCACAGACACTATTGCAATGGACGTTCCATTAACCGTTGAGGTTCCTGCTGCGCTTCCTACGCCAGCAACCAAACGTAATGCAAACCCAACTCCTGAAACAGTTGATGTTCCAACTGCACTGCCTGCACCTGCAACAAACCGTAATGTTTGCCCAACTCCAGTAACACTGGATGTTCCAACTGCGTTTCCAGCGCGTGAAACAATGCCAGCTGCAAACCCAACACCAGAAACGGTTGATGTTCCAACCGCGCTACCAACCGCTTCAGATATTTTTGCTCCAACCGCAGAAGCAGTGCTAGTACCAGTAGCAAATCCAACAGCATCACCAGTCGGGAGAACAACCAAAGACCCACCCGCGATTGGGTAGGATGCTATTGGTAATGATGCGATCCCGTATTTTGCCATTGGACGCCTGCTTGCCGTGTTAGATCATTCTACCATAGAGGCTCCAGTTTCCGCTACAGCATCAACCCTAGCCTCCCATCCACGGCCAAATGTGGCAAAGTTGGAAAGTGATTTTAGAAACTCCAAGCGTTTGTCACAAAGTGAGTTAACAACATCTGCTGGATTTAGAGCGCAGATAGCACTGATTGATTTCTGGCCTATGGCGCCATCGTCAGCAACACCAGCAATCCGCTGCAAGAACTTGGCAGATCGGCCAACTCCGCTGTTCACCGCAAAATCATAGGCTGCATAATCCACCCCAGACGGAAGATCATCGCAGCGCATCTTGTCCCAGTACATGGCCTTGTAGAACGGCTTAACTGCTTCTGGCGTCAGAGCGCGCATTTCCACCTCTGTCACATCCCGGTTCAAATATGCCTGCCAAGCAGATCGAGTGACGCCCAGATTGGTCATTCCACCTGGGTCTTTTGGATGGTTCACAAACCCGCCTTCATGCTTCAACACCATCTTGAAGCAATCATCCCAATTCTCTTTCATTTGCCGTCCCTCGCGGTAAGAGCATCCGTTTTAGCTTTCGACCCAAGACTGGAGCCATAATAGAACTGCGTCACGCCAGTCCATGAAGTGCTGAGAGACCCCAGCATCATCAAGATGACTTCAGTTCCTGTCTTCGGAATCCCGAACACCAAAATGTAAACCAGCGCACCGAAGAACCCAAACGTGATGATGAAGGCCAGTGCCTTCGGGGTCCAGTCTTTGGTCTCGCGCTGCATCTGCCGTGCGCTGTTGCGATCACCGGCGGCGATGCGCTCAAGATCAATGTCCAGCTCTTTCATATGCGCTTTGAAGTCAGCATCGATCTTCTTCAGTGCCACAAGCTGGTCTGGCGATGCTGAAGCCATTGCTGTCTTCACCTCATCTTCAGAGCCGTTTTCATGGCCCAATAGCACGTTGGATAGCGTCTTGACGGCAATGCCAGCCAGCGGCCCACCCAGAGCCGTAGCGATGGTAGGAGCGATCTGACCAAGCAGCGGTCCAAACTGATCCAGTATGCTCATGTTAGACCCCTATCTGTGGAAAGCTGCAATCGCAAGAAGGGAAAATATAGCGGCAACCGTCAGGAACAAAATGATAACAACGCTCCATTGAGCAATGTTGTCCATCAGTTCCGCCTGTTCATTTTCAGCCTGAATTTGCGCTGCTTTGATGTCTTTCTTGATCTTGGTTGTAGCTGCTACAACCTCATCCCAAGCTGCTAGTCCAAACTCGCCAACGAAATGGTTCTTCAGATCGGCCATCATCTGGTCAGCTTCAGCCTTTGCGGCATAGGCTTCCATTGCCATCTGTTCTGCTGTTTTACCTGATAGCAAGCTGCCGTGATGCGGTTCTGCGGCAATGCGCGTCAGATGCGCAACACTATCAAACAGGGAACTGACATCCTTCGCCATTCCCTGAATTTCTTTGCCCACAGCAATGCCGCCCTTGATGGCTTCATAGCTGGCCTTTGCAATGGCTAGGATCGTGATCGGGTCCATTACTTGTCAGCCTTCCCATCCAGTTTGTCGTAGATGCGCTTGAACATGCTTTCAATGTGATCCATGCGCTTGTCTAGGTCATCCTTGCGGACATAGTTTATCGGAAGATCGACTTCAATCTTATGAAGATCTGATTTCAAAACTTGCACGGCTTCCCATAATATCCTGGCAAACCAGCCAGACGTGGCAAGCACGGCTCCAAAGATCATGTTGATGGTTGACTGGTCCACTTTGAATCCCTCTTGCTTGCATTTCAGAACATGCGGAAGAAATTACCAATTCTAGGAGCCGCCGTGAAGATCCAGCCTAATGTTCCACCATTCGTAGAGTTGGCACCAGCATACCATGTCGACGCAGTTGCATATGCTTTGATATTGTTAACTGCTAGGTAATTTGAGTCTATGGCTCCTGCTGTAATTAGCGTGGCAGGTGAAGCTGCGGATGTTCCTTGGATGGTTAGCAAATTGCCTGCGGTTCCTGCTGCGGTGAATTGCGAAACGGTTGTGCTGGTGGCGGCAAAGTTGATTGTTGCCGCGCCGGTCGCGCCATAGGTGTTGGTGATGTTTCCAAAAGTGTTGTTGCCGGTGATGTTGAGCTGCCCCGCACCGCCCTGATCCAACGTGATGTTGGCGTAAACAATACCGCCCCCGGCAAAGGTTTTGGTGGAGGCGCTGGTCAGTTTGATGGTTCCAGATCCGGTTACGGTAAGATTGGTGGCGGTCGTTGCGTTCCACCCCGGCGTTCCAGACAATGTCCAAGTTCCAGTTCCAATAGCGACGGTTCTCACGTTTGAGTTAGAAGTGTTAAAAAACACCGCGCTTACGTTGTAATTAACGGCGTTAAATGTGCCCGCAGTTAATATAACACCGTTGGCGCTAGTGCTGTTCATAGCATCCGCCAAAGTTACGGACCCGCTAGGTGAATTGATTACAATTGGTTGCGTAAATGCTGGCGCGCCCGCACTTGTAATGGTTTGAGTTCCGCGCCCAGCAAATGTGATTGTGCCAGTCCCAGTGATTGATGTAATACCTGACCCATTGATCCAGTTGCCGTAGATTGTAGGCGGCGTCGAGCCAGTTGCTAATATCATTGTATTGGTCGTGCGGCCCGACATATTAATAGTGCCGATATTATAACCGGTGTTTCCACCATTTATGGTGATGGTTGCGCCAGAATTAAGGCCGGTGGACTCAATCCATGCCGTATCTTGCGCCAATGGAAAATTGTTAATGGCGGGAGTTCCGCCGCTAGTCGTTGCCCATGAAGCTACGCCACCCCAGTTGCCACCAGCAGCAAGGTTCCAGTATTTGTTGACGCCAACGGGGAACGTTATGCCGCTATTGCCCTTGCAATCACCAAAGCGTGTGCCGCTGATAGGTGCGGCAGCGCCAGCAATGATAATGTCACAAAAATCAACATCAGCAGATCCTGCGGCAAATGTTCCAACTGTAAAAGTGCGCGGCGTTCCAATGGTATCAGACGAAATAAAATTGCGCATTGAGGCATCAGTCCCCGCAGAAATTGTAAGTGTGCCCGTAATAGTTTGATTGCCGCTAAAAGAAAAATTGCGAACACCAATGTTTATATAGCCAGCAATAGATAGATTAACAAAAGTGTTTGACCCAGTTATTGAAAGACCTGATGCTGTAGTTGACGTAATATTAAATGTTCCATATGAAAGCCCACCAAAACTTAATGTTCCGGTGGTAAGATTGCAATTAATAGTTGAAGATCCGGCACTAAAAGTTAAGTTTGTTGTTGTTGTAAAAGTAAATGCGGCGGTAGTGGTTACAGTGCTGGTGCCAAAAGTAATTGATCGCGTATTTGCATTGCTTGACGATAAGCTTGTGCAAGACAACGCAAAATTTGCGGTATCAAAAGATCCATTTGTAACTGTAAACGCGCCGCCAAATGTAGTTGCAAAACCAAGCGCCCACCCACATCCAACACCATTGACAGTCACGGCAGACGCCAGCGCCACACCATTTGTCGTAAACGTCTTGCCCGTTGCAGATCCGGTCAATGTAATTGCACCCGTATAGGTGCGCGTCATTCCGGTTGCAGGAAGCGTCACGTTGCCATGAATAGCCAGCGGTGCTGTGCCTGCAAAGGTAAGATTTCCAGTTGCTGGCCCTGCAATCGTCAGTGAGGCACAGCGCAACTGTGTTGCTGTGCAGGTGACGGTGTAGGCGGTGGCGTTAGAAACCGAGTCAAAAACGACATTGTCGGCAGATGTCGGAACAGATGCGGGACGAACGTCGCCGACACTTGATGACCAATTAGTTGTTGTTGTAGCGTCCCATGTGCCATTACCGCCACGCCACCAACGTGTAACAGCCGCAGGCGCAGCAGTGAGAATGACGCCAGTGCCTGTACCAGTGCTGTTTGCGCCAGCGTAGAACTCGCCGGGCGAGGTTGTGCTGATAGCGGTTGTGCCCATCGCAAGGTAGTCTACGCCAGACACGCGAGCGCCTGCGATGGTCAGCGTGGCGGTGCCGGTGACGGTGACTACGTTGCCAACGGTGCCGGTGATGGTCCATGCGCCAACTGTCTGTGTGGTAGTGCTCAACGCAATCGTGTGAGCAACAGTTTTGGTTGAAGCGAGTTCTGTAAATTGGTTGTTGCCACTGATGGTCAGTGTCGATGTGCCAGTTGCGCCGCCAATGGTCAGTTTATTGTACGACAATCCGTTTCCATCAAAAGACCTAGCAGAAGTAGCCGTGTTGGTGAGCAATATGTTGGCGGTGCCTTTTTGAAGCGTAAAACCTGAAGCACTCACGAGCCAAACACTACTACCTGTAGTTGTTAAAGACCACAAGCCGGAACCCATTTTAAGTATTGAAGAAGCGCCAGTTAACGCAATGGTAATAAAAGACCCAAGCGATACGTTAAACGTAACTGCGTCAAAAGTTCCATTGTAAAATGAAAATTGACCCGTCACCGAAAGCGCATCGCCTAACTGGAGTGTACCCGCACCGCAAGTTACAGAAAAGCTGTTAGGAAACGTTTTTCCGTTAGATGTGATTGTTTGTGTAGTCCGACCAAAAAAATTCATGGTTGAACTGGAACCGGACATTGTAAGTCCAGAACCGGAAGTCCAATTTTCGTGGATATTTAAGCCAAAAGTAGCAAAGGAAAGCGTCATAGCGGTGGAGCGCGGGGACGCGTCAAACGATCCAATGTTCCATTGTGTGTCAACAGTAAGTGTTGTTGGGACAGTTCCAGCGTTGTCAAACGTAGCCGTGTCTTGTGCTAGAGGAAAATTGTTAACTGCGGGGGTGCCACCAGACGTTGCGGCCCAGCCTGTAGATGACCAATTTGCAGAAGCGCCACCAAGGTTCCAGTACACCGTTTTGGTGCCTGGAAAAGTGATGCCGGAATTTCCACCGCAGTCGCCAACGCGCAGCGTGGAAGCGTTATAGGGTGCAGCAGCGCCTGCGATTGCAATGTCCCTGAAGTCGCAATCTTGTGCGGATACAGCGGCGCATGTCAGCGTGCGCTGAGTGTTGTTGGCTGAAGACTGCAAGAAAATGCGGCGTATGGCGGACGCGCCAGCGCACGTAAGAGTGCCGGTGATGGTTTGGTTGGCAGCAAATGTGCAACCCATAAGGCCGGTAGCGGCAGAAGCCGTAAACGTCAAATTTGCAAACGTATTTGCTCCCGTTATTGCATGAGTAGCCGCAGTGGTTCCGGTAAAGTTAACGTTGTTGAACGTAAGTCCGCCGCCATTAATTGTGACGGCAGAAGTGCTGGTGCAATTTATGGTGGATGTTCCGGCATTAAACGTCATGTTTGTTGAAGTTGTAAAAGCTATTGGGTTAGCCCCAACAAGCGTTATTGCGCTTGCACCAAGATTGATAGCGCGCACGTTAGAATTAGAAGAAGAAAAAGAGTTTGCAGATATTGCCTGCCCATTTGTAGCAAACGTGCCGTTAGTGACGGTCAGCGGATTTGCCCCGATGTTCAGTGCATCAATAAGCTGGACGGTGCCGCCGTAAGTATCAATGCTAATACCAGCGCTATATGTTTTACCGGCACTTGTAATTGACTGTGTATTGCGCCCACTAAAAGTTAATGTAGCAGTACCGCCAAACGAAACGCCAGTGCCGTTCTTCCAATCACCGTAGATGGTGAAAGCTGTCGTTGACAACGTCATTGCGCTGCTGCGCGCAGACATGTCTACGGTTCCGGTGTACGGGATAGCAGCATCCATTGTTATGGTGCCGGTCACGCTGCCGGTATTATTAAACGTCGCAGTATCTTGAGCCAACGGAAAGTTAGTTGTAGCAGGAGACCCACCAGATGTAGCCGCCCAGCCAGTGGCCGACCAATTTTGCGCACCAGCAAGGTTCCAATAGACCGTTTTAGCCGCAGAAAACGTAACGCCCGTTACACCACGCAGATCGCCGATGCGCGTCCCAGACAGCGGAGCCGCAGCACCAATAACCCGCAGGTCACGAAAATCAAGATCAGACAACCCAGACGTAGAATTGACCGAAAAATCAGTAGCTAGTCCATAGGTGGTGCCGCGGATCAAAAACCGCCTGTTGCCTGCCGTTCCAGACATAGAAAACAAATTTGTAACGGTCAAAGATACGGTAACTGCTATTGTTGAAAAGCCAACAGTAGCACTAGGCGTCAGCGTCAATGTGTCGATAGTTACCGCTGTGTCTACGGTTACGGTAAGGCCAACAAGGCCAGAACTAGCGTCAAATATAGCCGTATCGCCAGCGCCGGGAACTGTTGAGCCTGGTGCGCCGCCAGATGAAGCTGACCAATGATTTGTCCCATCAGACCAGGTGCCTGCCCCAGCAACCCAATACCGGATAGCCATTGATTACTCCTGCGGAGCGTCAGAGGGGGCGTCAACAGGTGGCGCAGTGACAATGGCAATCCAGTTGTCATAACGCTGCTGCTTCATCGCCTCAATCTCTTGAGGCACCAGCTTCTCGTAATCCGCAGGCATCATCACCAGCGCATCGTGAAGAACGAAGGGTTCAGTTCCAATCTGAAACTGGTCTGCAATGCGACCATCTTCAAGCTGCACGATAGCCATGGGATTCCTCTTTATGCAGTTGCAATACAGCGCCAGTCACTGGTAGCAAGATTGTACACAAACCCAACATCAAGCCGATTTGTTGAGACTGTTGTAGTAGGAAGCGCCACAGTTGATGACTCAAACGAAGCACCCCAGGTTATCGGGATTGCCGTTGTTCCGGTGATCGAAATCCAAAGCCTCTGACCATTCACAGGCGTACCTGTAAGATTGGTTGTAAACGATGTAATAGTATTGCTTTGGCCTGTAATCACCATCATGTCGTAGTTGTCAGTGTTCAGTGTTGGAGTAGCGCTGTTAGCTGTGCTGGCAAGAACACGGATTGGAACGCGACCCAATGCGGTGACATTTCCAGACGCATCCAACTGAGGCGAACGAGTTGCCTCCATTGTAATGAATACATCTTTGGTTCCAGCAGAGAATGTTACCGCTGATCCAGCATTTGACGATGAATAAATGGTTGTCCTGGCAAACACGTTCGCCGATGAATACGTCCCAAGTCCAACTTCCCACTCATTTAAAGATTGGTGCTGGATCGAATAATAGAACGTATCTCCAACGCTCAGGACAGCGGAAAACGTGCGATAGCCATTGGCAGGCGTCCCAGATACCGTAAACGATCCTGAACCTGCCGTGCTTGATGTATCGCTGACGCGATCCGCTGTCACAAAAGCCATAGTGGTTAGTCCTCAGTGATCGTAGATGCGGTTGTCAAGCGAGGCGTTACGCCAGAAGTCACCGCAATGCTAGGAGACACGGTGCCGCTGTAATAGAGAACGCCAGCGCCTGTAGATGCAGTTCCAACGCCAAAGTAGGTGACGGTGGATGAACCAGCCGTGCAGGCGCCAAAGTCGATGTTGGCAACAGGTGAGACGCTATTAGCTGTAACAGTCCAGCCGCCTGTTGTACGGGCAACCGCAACACGCGCATATCCCGTGTAAGTTGCTTCGCTGGTAGACTGATCGCCAGCCTCGCCGGGATCAGCTGTATGGAGCGACACATACAGATTTGTTAGCGGTGATGACGCTGCGTTATCAGCCAGATTGGCAATCGCTGTTGCGTTGAAGATCAACTTCAACAGCGAATTTTCAAAGGCGTTTGATTTTGACATTGATCTTTCTCCTTAACCGTAGACGCGAGTTGTTCTCGCAATCAATGGTGATCCGCTGTGAAGTGCTTTCTGAGACTCGTCTTGCAAGGATTGAACGCGAGCCAGATAAATCTGACCAAAAACATTGACCCTTTGGTCATCCATAAGGAATGGCGCTGCATGAGTCAGCGCTCCATAAAGATAAACATCAGGTGCCTTGGTTATGAGCCAGTTTGTGGTGACGGCATCAGACAGCGCCGGGATTTTTGCATAGTAGACCATCTCTACTGTGATGTAGTCCCCAGGCGGAGGAACAAGCTCGATTGCGCCATCCATCAGCGAATAGAAACGTGTCTGCGTGTAGGTGTTGCTGGCATTGATAATGTCAGCCTCATCCAAAGTGATGTAACGCAGTGGACTCTGACCACCTTGGATCTGAAGGTTGATGCCTTCCAGCCAATCAGTCGGAAGTTTTACAAACTCATCGCTGTTGTTGGTTGTAGCGCGAACGATCATTTCGCGTGTTCGCAAACGTGTATTTAGGTCAGCCTCTGCAAACTGAATAAACGTCTGGATCTGTGAAGTAAGATCTGCACGGTTGAGATAGTCAGCAATGGCTGACTGCAACGTGGCGTAATTTGTAATTGTGCCCATCAGCTCGTCATCCAGTGAGTTCGATAGGGAGCAGCCTCATCCGTTGCCAACCATTTCCGCAATGCAGCCTTGTCGCCAAGAATACCACGTTGGCGCAAATCCATATAGAGGACCATTGGAATTGATGCGACCTTCACCATTCCATCTGGAAGCTTGTCAGTCCGGCTGATTTCATTGCGGATTGTCTTGTTTTGTTCGGCAAGCTGGTCAATTTCCACCGTGCTTTCCAGAACAATCTTGTTGTCTGTCGTAAAGTGCATCTGCTGGCGTGTGCCAGTGAGCGAGTCGTAGGCCAGATCAAATGATCCCGGCGCGAAATTCTCAGCCATTAGCTTCTCCCAAAAAGGTAGGAGCCGGAGATAACCCCGGCTCCCTTGATTGCTTAGGAAGGAATGATGTTGGCGACAACCGCATTGGCCTTTTCAGACTTCATGCGCAGACCATACTCAACCACCATTTCCTTCTTGTCGAAGTCGCCGGTCTTGGCAATATCGAACGTCTGGAACGGACGCAGGTACGAAACGCTGATGTACTCAGGGTCCAGCACGAACGCAAAGTTAGCAGGCTGGAAACGGTTAGGAACGATGGAGACTTCACCAAAGTCGCCAAGGTAGATGTCTGCCGTCGCGATGATCTTGAGAGGCGCAACACCAGTGTTGTTCATGCGCTGCGCAGCAAGACCGGCAAACGCAGACACAACGGTCTTGTTGTAAGCGTTCACCATCAACATCTTGGCATCGCCGCCCTGCTCCCAGACCTGCTGGATAGCAGTCTTGAGCATGGTTTCGGTGAAAGCCACGTCCGTAGAGGTGGAAAGACCAGTCCAAGCCGTGCCGGGATAGCCGTTGCCGCCAGAACCAGACATAGCCGAAACCGTCGCCGCATTGGCCTGCGAGTTAGTAATAAGCCAGGTAGGCAGACCGGCAGTCTTGCGGGCGGTGCTGCTGGAGTTGCCAGCCACGCCAGCCTGATTGCTGGTCATGATGGCTTCCATATCACGCTTCAGCTCTTTGGAAGCCTTGGCGGTCTGATAAGCCATCTGGGTGCGCATACCAGCGTTGTCCACGGCATCATCAGTACCAGAGACAGAGATCACCTTGGTGCTGATCTGGGTGTAGTTGGCAACACGGACGACATCCGTGAAGTCTGCATTGCCAGCCGCAGCGCCTTCGATGGCGGCATTGGACGTGCTTGCCGCAGCAAGAGCGTCAACCTGCCACTCAAAGTAGGTGGCCTTGCAGGTATCACGCCCAATGTTGGACATGAAAGGCGTATCTACGGGCGAAATGTCGTAGATGATATTTGACAGGTCTTCGCGGATTTCATTGGTCGCGTCGTAAGTGGTAACTTTGCTGAGAGATGCCATGTTATTTTCTCCTAGAGTCCATCAGACCAAATAAAGCAGCGGCATCATTGACGCTGCCAGATGCTTTGAGACGCATTTGCATCCGCGACATATCATTTCCACGTTGTGGATTAGACGCTGTGGAACCTGCCCGCATTGGCCTTGGTCCTTCTGCCTGTTTTGGCTTTGGACGGTTAGCATTTAGCGCATCATATCGTCTGGCCTTTTCAAGGATGACGACATAACGAGGATCATACACCTGTGCCAATTCTTCAGCGGAAAAGCCAGATTTCTGGCCGTAATCGCGAAGGTTCTTGGTCCCAGCCTGCATTTTCTCTGGATCAGACCACTCCTTGAAGGTGGAAACCAGATACTTCTGGCCTTCCTCTACAAGTTGCCGTCTAGCAGCCATTTCCTTTTCTTGATCCGCCATCTGTAGTCTGGCCTGCTCCTGCCGCATCATTGCAAGCTGGTTCTGCCGGTCTTTCCACTGATCGCGATAGAGAGGATAGTTGATTGGATCTTCCTGATGCACCCGCACCCAATCCGGTTCCTGTTCGATCTGCGCTTGCAGGATCGGGATTGCCGCACTGAGAGCCTGTTGCATCTGGCTCCGCTCAACATCTAGCTGCTGTTTCTCCTGTCTCAACTGGTTGAAATTACGCGAATAATCGGACTGCCTCTGGTAGCCTTCCAAAGCCTCCTTCAACGGAACCTCAACCGTCTTTCCGTCAATCTTGACGGTTACGAGTCGGTTCGGATCAAGAGGTTTATCCTTGCTACCTTTGTCGTCCGCGCCTGCGTCTGCCTCATCTTCACCATCGAACTCAGATGAATAGTCATCTGCTGCCTCGTTCTCTGGATCAAACGTCTCATCGGCATCATCAAGCGCCGCCTCTGTCTGATCGACTTCGGCATTAGCCCTCCGCCTTGGATCTGATCCGGTTTGGGTCTGTGGACCTTCCATTGCAGATATACGGTCAGCGGCTTCTGCTAGGCTGATTTCGCTAGGCTGCGACTTCTCAGCATTGGACATGTAAGTTACCTCATCAGTTAGCTCGCTTCAAGCGGCTGTTAAATCGCGTAACGTCTGGCTCTGATGCAAGCGCAATCAGTTCAGCCCGAAACGCAGTTATGGCGCGTACCATGAAGAACGCGACATCTCTCCCACCCAGATCCTCTAGATCCGACTGTTTCCATTCGTCAATATAACGCTGCTCAAGGCGATCCAAGACTGAACTTGCAGCCTTGTCAGACGCCAGCGCCTTAGCGGATCGCCACAGTTCTTCCTGTTCAAAGGTGGACATTTACTGCATCCCCGGTGGCATCATGCCAGTCGGCATCATGGGCGCCTGCGGCATTGGAACAGGAGGTGGCGCAGCAGGAGGTGCAAATGCCTGCGCTGTCTTGAATACCTCTTGGATTTCAGTTCGCTGGCGATCAACCTCTGCCTTGATGGTCGCCATATCCACCTGCGCTCCATACTTGGCTTGGATTTCAGCAGATTTCAGCATGGCGTCGATGAACATCTGATCGCGCTTGTAATCGTTCTCAGCGATGGCCTTCTGACGATCCAGTTCCTGCTTTGCCGCATTGATGATGATGTCAGCCTTGACCTTTTCGGCCTCAACATCAGCCAACAACTGCGCTGGATCTGGCTTGTTGGAACCAGCCTGCATCTGCTGCATGAAAGCCTGAACTTCCTGCGGGTTAACTTCCTTCCAGAACTGAGATGCGTCTGGGAAGCCCTGCAAGGTAGTCATTTGCGCCAGCGTATTGCGGAACTGGGCAAGATCCACCAGCGGATTGTTGGGTCCATACTTCTCAATGGCTTGCTGCTGCATCTGGGCAATCTGCCCAAGACCCATCAGGCGTGTTTCGTCAGATCCACGCCCCAGCGCAATGTTGACCACCATATCCATGCTGGAATCCCAGCCACGAGGATCAACAGGCACGAACTTGTTGCGCAGGCGGATGATCTTGGCTTTGTCCTGGTGCTGAATGACCAGTTGCAAGACGCCCTGAAAGCACTGCTTCAAGCCATCTGCAAACAGGCGCGCAATCATCTCGATGCGATCCTGCGAAGATGACAACTGTGCCTGAACCGCCGCCCGTGTAGTGGATTGCAGCACGTCAGCATCCAGCCCTTGCGAGGTGCGGGAGATGCCGGTGCGCTGGGTCTTCACCTCATCAAGGTAGGCCATCACGCCAAGCGCCTGCTGCCCAACAAATGGTTCAACCAGAGGCGCGATCATGCCAGGAGCGCGAGCGCGAATGATGGCGCCTGTCTCCACATTCATCACATCGTCGATGTTGACCTGATTTTCCACGATGACCATGCGTGGATGGATCGACTGCGCCAGGCTATCAAGCGTGTTGCGCATGATAGAGGATTTGATTAGCTGCAAGTCCATCGTCTGGTCGGCAATCGACTTTCCAAAGATGGTGTGTGGTGTCGGATCAGGCTCCAGCAGCGAGAATGGCGCATATTGCACCACTTCATCGTGCAAAATATAAGAACCGTTGCCAACAGAGCAGACCTTATGCAGTTCTGCAATTCCATCTCCATCCTTGTCGATCCGCATATAGCTTTCGACGTAATAGACCTTGGTTGTGGCCTCATCATTTTGCGCGGTTAGCCCAAAGAACGATTGATCCGCAGGATTTCTGGTGATTACCTCGTTGTTCATCTCAAAACCGCCAGTTCCAGCGTTTTCTTCGATGATTGTGCGGTCGTAACCCATCTCGACCAGCTCAGAAATGGTCGTAAGCTTGCGCCTTGCCACATAAATCGCGTCTGCAATGCAGGTGGCTTCATTGTCTATCAGGAATTGCTCAGGCGGAACGCACTCAACCACATAACGAGGCGTCTTTTTGGTCCGCTTGATGCGCATTGTGATGCGCTGCTCTCCAGTCATCATGTCTGTTTCTTCGGTGTATTCCTCAACCGATATATCAGGATCTTGGGCAATGAAATTTGCCTCTGCCTGCGTGATGCCGGAGTAGGAATAGTATTCCACCGTGTCATCTGTGCGGACATACCAAGTCAGAACGCCTGTTTTCAGGATCAGTGCATCTTTGATGGCGTCATGGAGGATGCGAAAACCGGGATTTTCCTGCATAAAGATGTAATTTATCAGATCAGTTGCCTGTTCTGCGCTCTCAACATCCTCCGCAGACTTCGGGATAAACTCCAAAAGCTTGTCGCCGCCGGTAAAAATGCGCAGCAATGAAGGAAGCATCGACAAAACGGTGTCGCGTACCTCCGTCATGATGACTTGGGATCGACCTGATTCCTCATTCCCGAATAGATCGCCCAAATAAAACGACATTGCACGTTCACGCTCTGGCGCAATGTAGCTGTCGATGTAGGTTGTGGCGTCTTCAATGGCCTGGGCAACCCTGTAGCGAAATTCCTCATCCGTCATAGGCACTTCATAAGGCATCAAAAACCCAGTCTCACTGTTGTAAGCCGAGTGTTGAACGCCATCCGCATTGATCGGGATCAAGTCTGGATTGTAAGCGCCATATGACGTTGTAGGGTTCGCCATGATTTCAATCCTTATTTCTTCTTCGACTTGCCAGCTTCACTGAGCGCAATCGCGATTGCCTGCTTCCTGCTGCCAGCCATCGGAGCCTTCTTTGGTCCTTTTGGATTGACGCCAGCGTGAAGTGTTCCAGCCTTGTATTCGCCCATCACTTTGGCGACCTTGGCGTTTGATTTGCTCATCTTTTTCATCGTCTGCCCCCAATCATGATTTCTACTTCAGAACCACTACCATCAGACCCTTCGGAGTTGTCATACTCATCCTGATTTTCACCATCGGCGCTGTCCGTAATCGGTCCACCGACAATCCACGCTGCGCACGTCCGCTTTGCAGCGCACTTGAAGTCAAACATTTCGCAGAAGCCCAAATCTCCAGCATCAATGACTTCCATCGCGTCATCTGCCATTCCATCTCCAAGACCCTCCTCAATGCAATCGATGATATGCTGCTTCTGGTTGAACGCAGCGCAGTTGCCGCAGAGCATACCCTTGGCCTCATCGCCGGCAACTTTCCACCTGCGACCCATCTTTGTCCAAAACTGATCGTTAGGCTGATTAGGGTCCATCGGCCCATAGTCCGCTTTGTCGATAGCCTTGCCACGGTTCTGCAAGTTCATCGTGACATCGCCGGTAGCCTTTGGGCATGTATCGCCGCGCTGGCTGTCTTCCATCATAAAGTCAGCCATCAGATAATCTCCGTGACAGATACCGTGGATGAAGTAACGGCTGAATCCTTGATAACAGCCATTTTATCGCCGGGGTTTACAGCAAAAACCTCAGACCAGTTATTTGGAACCATCGGACTGGTTGTGATACTGGCGACAGGAGCCGCGCCAAATGCAACGTGACAGTGACCAAGAGAACAAGCCACACGAACCATTGTTGTAAACGGTCCAAAAGCCGTTGCCGTTGCAGAGCTGGTATTTCCAACAGTTATAACCTGCGTTGTGCCAGGAAAGGAAACAGTCGGCACAAGCTGACCATTACTGTCCTTGATGATTTTGCTCATGATCGTGCTCCTTTAGTCGTAACGCCTCTTCAAGGCTTCTTTCCACTATTTCTCGTCGAGATGGCTTTTGCCTTGG